GGGTCCCGTAGAGGGTCTAGGGGTGGGTCCCTGGGAGGGTCCCTCGGTGAGTCCGTCGAACGGTTCGGGGAACGGCTGCGGGTATCCGTCGGCCAGGGTCTTGAGGTGTGCGCGGGCCGCCCGGTGGGTGTCGTTGAGGGAGTCGCGCAGACGCTTGGCGTAGTCCTTGTCCCCCTTCACTTCCGGGACGTCCATACGGTCGAGCTCGTCGGCGAGCACGGCGGCGAACTTGGGCGAGTCGATGACGGCCAGGAGGCGCAGCGCGGCCAGGAACATGGTGGGCTGCTTGTCGAGTTCGTCGCGGCGGATCCGGGACCGCACCAGCACCTCCCCCGTGTCCTCGTCGGTGAACACGAAGCCGCGGCGCTCCATGCGCACCAGCGCGGCCTGCAGGTCGCGCACGGCGGGCAGGTGGTCGCCGTCGCGCATGGCCTTGCGCCAGCGGGTGAAGTTGATCGGCTGGATGCCGGCGGCATTGACGGCGCGCTGCCCGTTGAGGACTTGGAAGAACAGCTTGTCGAAGATCGGTTGGTTGCAGAAGTCGTCGTCGGACCATTGGGCGAACAGGTTTTTGGCGTACTCGCGGGTCGTCACTGTGCTGCCTCTGCGATCGATGGGGTGGTGGGCGGTGTGCTGATTTCATTCGTCGGGGGTGAAGAGGCGGCGCGTCGTCTGTCCGCGTCCAGCTCGCGGTTGACGCCGCCCCAGATCCCGTACGGTTCGCGTCTCGCGCTGGCGGCGGCCCGGCACTGCGGCCTCACAGGGCATGTGGCGCACACCGTCTGGGCTGCCCGCGCAGTCACGGTGTCCGACGGGTCAGGGAAGAACAGCTCGGGATCTTCGTCCCGGCACACTGCGCGGGCCTGCCAGTGCCGGCCGCTCATCGCCCTGCCCCGCTGACAGATACGCACGTTGGCGCGACGACCACTTCCCGAAATCCCTGAAGGACGCTGCCCCGTGCCTCAGAATTGCTTCCGTGGTTAGTTGGGAACAATTGAAAGATGCCGAGATGATCACCATGGAGCATCACGATTTCGTGTCTTTGGCGAAAATCGTCAACAAGAAGCTGAACCCGTTGCTCAACATCATCACGTTGGACTTGGTTCCCTACGAGGGAACCATCCACCCTTACCCGCTGGCCTTCGATCCACCTCTGATTGAGCACGCGACGACGGATGCTGGCCGAAAGGGCTTCCGCCACATCTGGGAAAAGCTGAACTATGCGTTCGCGCTTCCAGATCCGACCCAATTCCCCGGCCTGCCAGCTCTCACCGCCGAAGATCGCGTAATCCTGGAACGATTTGTCCAAATGTGCCGTCGACTGGCGGGCTACTCGGCAATCAATGACGACAGCAGACTCAGCTACAAGTTCAACGGAAGCATCGAAAACACCGAATACAACATTGATTACCCCAGCGAGGAATCCTTTGCCGCCGCAGCAGTGTGCTTTCGGCAGCTCCACAGTGGCAGAGAAGCAGCACCTTTCGACAAGGCCAAGGGGCGTCTTTCTAAAGCCGTCCAGCAGCTTCCAGAGAAGCACCGCTCGTCGGCGAACGACATTCTCGAGCAATGGAAAGCGGCCCGCGGGAAGCTCATGACAGAACTGCTGGACACGATCGTCTGCCGTAAGGCGGCACCGCCGAATCCACCGCCGAACTTTCCGATCAGCTACTACAACATCCACCCCGAGGACCTGATCACCACCTTTCAATACGGCGATGTCATCCACTTCACGGATCGACGAGAGAACCTCAAAACTCTCACCGAAAACAGCACCAATGCGGCCTACTACCGGTACGCCGTCCTGCTCGCCATCACCGCACTTAGCCATCTGTACTTCGGGTTTGCGTTGCTGATCGAGGCAGCGATGTCGACAAGAGACTGATTGCAATATCGCGGTGTCACCCATTGGTGCGGCGTCCCTTCCGTTTCTGTGGGCGTGGGCAATTCGGGTGGTGGCCTTGCGTGGGTGGGTGCCAACCGCAGTACGTGCATCGGCCCAGAGCGCGGCATTCGGCATACGTGAACAACACCCGCGGCAGCTCACCCATTGGCCAGCTCAAGCAACACGTCGGCGTGGCAGGGCATTCGGTTACCGGACGCGTCTTCCAGCGGGCACCAGCACGCGAGGTCGTGGCCGCGCAGCTCGGCGCGAATGTCGTTGACGGTGAACCCCGGGCGAGGTACCCAGTCGATCGGCCAGCCGCCACCGGTGACGTAGGCGCGGTAGCACTCGACAGATTCAGCGGGTGTCATATGCCGGACGTGGCAGGGCACGTACGCCTTGATTGAAAGGTCGGGCGTGGCTATCGCGCTCGGATGGTTGACCACTTCATTCGAGACGTATGGGTGATATGCACCGGCTGCGGTGCACCGGCCCTCGTACTCCCATTCCTTCTCGGGGCAGTGCACGGCGGGCACACGCGCAAGGCCGGACGGACTACCGATCTTGAACGGGTTGCCCCACTTGCTTGGCCGTGACACCACAATCGCGCCCTCGGGCTTGCGCCAGCCCTTCAGGCGCCGCAACTGGATCCGCTTGGGATGTCGGCAGTCCGGGCAGCACTTCCGGTTTGGCCGCGCGGCGTCGCAGCGTGAGAGTGGGCAGTCGCACCACTTGCACGGCGTGTCAGCGGCCATCACTGCACCCCCTCGAATAGCGAATCCATCTGTGCCTCAAGAGCTGCCGTGCGTGCCTGCTGGCGCGTCTGCGCGTGGTGCTCCAAGTCGTAGTGCAGGTGGCACCCCTGGCACATCGCGCGCAGGTTCTCGTCCCGGCAGTCCTCGGGTGTGTGGTTCAGGTGCGCGACGGTGAGGATGACACGGCTGCCGGTGCCGTATGCGCGCAGCCCTTGCCGGTTCGGGCAGCGGCCTCGGTGTGTGTTGCGGCCGCATTCGCCGACGCACTCGCACTGGCTTTGTGCGCGGACGAGCCGGATACGGCGCGAGATCTTCGGCCAGTCCTTGGGGTAGCGGTCGCGGTTTTCGGGGCGTATGGGCATCAGACCGCCTCCCAGTCACCGAGTGCAGCACGTTCCACGTGCGCCTTGCATCCCCACTCGCGCAGCTGTTTTGCCGCCGCGTCTGGTTGGGTCCGTTGCATGAATCGGCGGGCAGGAGCGATTGGCACGGCGATCACGGGCTGGTTGTCGTAGCCCCGGTATCCGTTCCGGTAGTCGGGCTCGTCTCCGGGTTCGCACACAAGGCGGGTGAATCGCGGCTTGCTACCCCAGCCGGCGTTCGGCCATTCGTCTTCCAGGTACTCGGTGATATCGGGCAGCCATGGGGGCGAAGGGTCATCGCCGTCGGGGTTGTGGAAGTAGTCGACGATCTGCTCCCACCAGCGCCAGTCCTGGTCGATGAAGGGCATGCCGTCCTTGGTCGGCCACTCGTCGACAACCACGCGGTAGATGTACTTACGGGCGCCCATCACTCACCCGTCCGGCACGCTTCGCGGCTGCGGCGAATATCTCCGCAAGGGCATGCAAGTCGGCTGCGGCGAAGCTGATTCGGTCGTCAATGATCAGGTCGCCGTTGAATTCTTGCTCGATGTAGTGCGGCTGGTGAGACCAGACGGCGTTATCAGCCCCGTTGATCCCGCATGGTTCCAGCCGCTCTATCACTGCGTAGCCGTGGGATTCGAGCAGCTTGGCAGCAGTGAACAAGGGATCGCTCATTGGTTGTCTCCGTTCACTTTCGGGTCGGCCTCGAATCCGGGGCAGTCGGACAGAACCGACTTGGGGTTGATGTCGCCGACGTGCTGCGAGAAGTGATCGCCGCAGATGCAGATCAGGTTGTCGCTCATTCGTCGGCCTCGTGATACCCGATGGTCATCTGCTGTAGCAGCGGGCGGTTTGACCAAATCACCTCGGTACGGCCCTGATTGGCGCCGTTGCCTTGCCCGGTCATATGGGGGATCTCGATGCGGTCCCAGCCGGCCAGCGCGGTGTCGTACAGCTCGGACGGGTAGCCGGACAGCACCACCGAGGCCTGGCAGCCCATCAGCACCCAGAGCAATTCGACGTGCTCGGCGTGGGTTGGCATGTCGACGCGGTAACCGTTGCCGCCACCAGGCGCGCTGCGCGTGGTCGCGAGGTACGGCGGGTCCACGTACAGGCAGCATTTCGGGTGTGCCCCGTACTTCTCGATAATCTCCAGCGCTGGCCGAGACTCCAGGCTGACGTGGTGCAAGCGCTCAGCCGCGGCGGCCATCCGGTCGACGTACGCGGAGAGGTAGCCCGGCATGCCGGTCGAGTTGCGGCTGGGGTTCACGTAGTAGCGCCAGCCGGTCTGCCGGAGCAGTGTGCCGCCGCGGCCTTCGGCGATCTGTACCCAGACCAGGCGGGCCCGCTCGACGTCGTCCTCGATAGTGTCGAGATCGGCATCGCGGGCGGTCGAGTACTCCGCTCGGCTGTGGGGTGTGAGCGCGCAGGCCCGGGCCAGCTGCTCTGGTTTGTCGCGGAGTACTCGCCAGAACGTCATCAGCTGGCCGTCGAGGTCGTTGACGGTTTCCATGCGGCTGGGCTTCTTGGCCAGCAGAACGGAGAGGCCTCCCGCGAATGGTTCGATGTAGTGGCCATGTTGGGGAAGCAAATCAGCGATCCGGCGAGCAAGGCGCGTCTTACCGCCGAAGTAGGCCATGGGGGGTGGGGTCATCACGCAACCACCCCTTGACGTGTATATACAGCTGTATATACACTCGGCTCGTGAAGATCACGATTGACGAGTACAAACTGGCGACCGACAACACCTACCGCGCCGATCTCATCGGCACGGCCGCCACGTACGTAACCGCCTCGGGCACAAAGATCGTCGGCGCCATCACGGAGCACCCCATCGATCGAGGTGGACTCATGCTCGCTGTTACGCAACCCGACGGTAAGTGGGCTGCGATCTACGCTGGCGAATCGTTCGAAACCAATGCCTAGCCCGCTACGCAGCCTGCGCATCGACGACGAACTATGGCGCGCAGCGCAAGACAAAGCTGACCTTGAAGGCCGCGACGGCGGCGTATCGGAGGTAATCCGCGAACTGCTGTCCAAGTGGGTCACGCGGCCACCTCGCAAACGCTGAGCAGCCAGCACAGTGCCGCAACGGCCTGCTGGGGTACGACACCGTTTCCGATGATGCGCAGCATGGCGCTGCGCGAGATCGGCACGGCGGTAACCCATCCGAGCGGCCAGCCCTGCATCCACTCAGAGAACCGAGCCGCAAGACGCGGGTTACCCTTCGCGCCGGGCTCTGTCGGCGAGGGCGCCTCGCGGGTGATGGCTTCCCAGCGGCGGATCGCGGGCTCGTACTTGCCCCATTGCGGCGTGCCATCGAGAAGCGCGTAGTCGACCAGCTGGCGGGTATGTCCCTGGCGTTTGTCCAACGACTGGCCACCGCCCGAGGCATCGCACGCCGACGGCGTGGGCAACAGGGCGAGCGTACGAAACACGGTGGTGATCAGGTCATCGCCGCCTGAGCCGTCGCGGCCTACCCGCGCGTAGTCGGGCCCGCGGGCGCCATCGCTGGCTGCCGGGGTCGGCAGTAGCGCGAGTGCTGAATACAGGTCGTGGCCGCCCTCGCGGTTGGGGTCGGCGGGCCCCTTGTGGTCCCGTGCAGCGGGTGTCGGAAGCAGGTCCATGATCGAGTCCAGCCCCGGACGCACCGCTGCACCAGGACTCGGAGACTGATTGCTCGCATACCGGCTGGCCGTCGGGGTGGGCAGCAGATCTACGGCTGCCAGCTCACGGGAACCTCGTCCCAGCTGGTGAATTCCCGTGGCAGTTCCCCGCGCGCTATCTCGATTGCTTGGGCCAGACTCGGCGACGACATCGAGTCCTTGCGCGTTGCTGCACTTCTGCTCGTCCGGTCGGCCGCTGCCCGCGGGGTAGGCAACAATGAAGACCCGTTCGCGGCGGTGCGGTGCTCCGATGTCGGAAGCGGCAACAGTTGTCCATTGCGCGTCGTACCCGAGGTCGGCCAGGTCTCCGAGTACGGCTCCCGCTGCTCGCAGAAGAGGTCGGCTTGATCGGTCTCCCAGATCATCCGGACCGGGTTCCATTGCGCGATGGGCGTAGCCACTGAGTAGCCCCCTGACATTCTCGATGACCACGAGTTGCGGTCGCAGTTGATTGATTGCCTCGGCGTACTCCAGCCAGAGCCCCGACCTTGTGCCCGATGCGATACCAGCGCGACGGCCCGCCGCTGACACGTCCTGGCAAGGAAACCCACCGCACAGCACGTCGACCGGCTCGATTGCCGACCAATCAACGGCGGTGATGTCGCCCAGGTTCGGCACGCCCGGCCAATGGGCGGCAAGCACTTTCGCCGCATCCGGGTCGGCCTCGCAATGCCACACCGTGCGGCCACCAGTGACATGCTCAACGGCCAGGTCTAGGCCACCGGCGCCGGAGAAGAGTGATCCGATCCTGGGTGCCAGCATCACGCACCTGCCTCGTCGATCGCGCGGACGGTCGCGCACGGGTGCTCGGTCCACTCCCCGTCTTCGTCCTGGCCGCATTCCTCACACACAGCCCGAAAGGTGGTCGACACCGTCTCCTCGTCGCATACGCAGCCATCAGAGGTGCCGCCGCAGTCCGCGCAGGTGACCAAGTTGATCGGCCTGTGCAGTTCCCGGATCGTGTTGAGCGCCTTGCTCTGCCGTTCGGCGAGCTGCTTGGTGGCCAGCACAGTGTCGGCTGCACCGAGGATGCCCAGCACTGCGCCGCGGTCGATCGCGTTGAGGGTGTGTCCGAGTCGCGCCACCGTCACACCCCCGATGCCTGGGCTTCGGCGTGTGCGCCATCGAGCTCGATGGCGCACAGCTGCGCGGTATGCAACGCGGCGAACGCCTTACCTTCCGCGGGCAATGCCAGCATGGGCAGGCCGTCGTGCCCGACACCCTGCAGGATCCATTCGCGGCCGACGCTCTGAACCATGTAGGTGCCGCGCAGCCCGACCGCGACTAGGGCACCGATGATCTCGGTGTGGCCGCGCCACCTCAGGCTCATAATCCGAAGCCCTCTACGCGGATCTCGACGCCGGCCGTCTCCCCTAGCTCGGCGATCCGCTTGTAGCCGGACAGGCTCACCACCTGCGAGTCGTCGGAGAAACACACGTCGGTGAGGGCATCGAGGATCGCGCGTTCCAGCTTGTCCAAGTCGGGCCGCTTGGTTGCCGCCGGCGTCCGGCTCTTGGGCGTGGATTTCGGCCTGGGCAGGACAAATTGCAGCGTGACCGACACTGGCCCGTCGAATATGGGGCGGCCAGCCATTGCCCCGTGGGCCACGAGCGCGACCCGTTCGCGCCACGGCCCAACCTCTTTCGACGACTCAACCAAAATGCCGCGACCCACATGCCTCTTGCTGCCCTGCGGGGCGGGCTTGCCCGGAACAAAGAACACCGCCTCGGAGGTGTCTGGCAGCGTCGGCGTCGTCACTGCTCACCGGCTTTCGGAGCGATCGCGGCGAGCGCGTCCGCCAGTTGCTCCGGCGCGAACTTCACCTCACGCGCCTTGCTGCCCTCGGCCGGCCCGACGATCCCGACCGCAGCCATTTCGTCGACGAGACCGGCAGCTCTGGCGAATCCGATCTTGAGCTTGCGCTGCAGCATGGACGTGGATCCGAAGTTGGTGGTGACCACCAGTTCCACCGCCTGGCGCAGCAGGTTCTCGCCGTCGATCTCCAGCTGCTCGGTGTCGTCGTCCGGATCGGAGTCGCTGTGCGCCAGGAACAACCCAGCCCCGTGGCGCAGCAGATCAGCAGCCACACTCGCGCCGTTGTCGTCCTGTCCGAGGACCGGCTCGATGCTCGGCCCGTCGGTCGTGAACCCCTCCACATACGAGCCCGGGGTGGCAAGGCCGATCCACGTGTCGCCGATCTGGACGGTCTGCACCAGCCGCTTCGACGACCGGAACATCTGGATCTGCATCTTGCGGCGCTTCGCCACCGCCACCAGCGAGGCCAAGACCCCCGCCGACCACAGCGTGAGCGGAACCTCTTCGTAGTCCTCCTTGGTCAGGAAATCACCAGTCCGCAGGCGCCGCACGATGCTCGTCGGGAACCGCGACTCGTGATGTGCGTGGAACTGAAACTCGTTGTCCGAGCCAAAAAGTGCGGGCGACTCCGACAGCGTCACGGTCCAACCTGGGTGCTCGTCGTCCTTCTTGTTCTCCGGCGGATCGGCCAACACCAGGTGGATGTCGACGGTGTGCTGATCGCCCTTGCTCTTGGCCCAGGACTTGCACAGCGCCAGCACGTTAACGACCGATTCACAGGGCCACACCATCGGGTCAATGCGCCCGTCGATCGGAATCCACGTGTGCCCGAAGACGAACTTCGTAGTCGACGTCGCGGCCAGCAGGTCCACGTCGCCGGGTTCTTCCCGCCAGGGCCCGCGGGTGGTGGCGATGTGCACTCCACCGAAGGTGTTGTTGGCTGTCGCCAACGCGTCGGTCAGTACGTCGATCAGCTTGTTGGTTGGAACTGTGATGCTCATGGATTGCCTTCCAAAGATGAGATGGCTACCGACGATTGCCGGTGGCAGTGCGGATTTCGTGCTCTAGTTCCCGAGCTGCTTCCGGTTGATCAGCGGCTCGGGAGGCAATGCGGGCGCGCTCACTGCTTCGCGTCCGTAAAGCCGGGGTGCTGGCCTGCCATGTGGCGCTGCAGGTTGGCGAAAGACCTGTTGCAGCAGGGGCATACGCCCTTCGCGACGCGGTTGCGCGTCTTGGTCAACTTGCCCTTTGTGACCGCGTGCGCCGCTTTCGCTGCGCGCAGATCCTCTTCCCAGTTGGCGAGTTGGCGCTCCAACATGGCAGCCCTGGCTTTCGCTTCCTCGGTCTCGTTCTTCTGCGGGTAGTACTGGCTGTGACCGTTCGGGCAGTGCCACGACTTGTGGTCCTTCCGGCGCTGGCGAACGAACTCATCGTTGAGCGCATAGGGGACCCCGCAGCCTTCACGAACGCAGTGGATGACGGTGTAGGTATCGACCGCGGTGAATGTCGCGCTCACTTCGCCGCGTCCTCGTCGAACATGCCGATCAACGATTGGGCCTGCTCCTGCGTGAGATCCTGATCCCGGCTGACCCGTGCCTGGGTAGCCGACAGCACGTAGTCGAACCAGCCGGAATCGTCACCGCCGAAGCCCTGCTCTTTCCGGATCTGCGCCAGCCGGGTCAGCTGTTGACCCGTCGCCATCATGACGTCCTCGCCTGGGCCGCGAACATCGATTGACTCCCGCTCGGGTGTCGGTTCGTCCACCGGCTCACCGACAACCTCACCGTCGATATGGGTCGGGCTGTCGATCGCACCCTCAGAAAGATCCAGGCGCACACTGCCGTCGTTGTCGATGGCCCGCTGGATCTCCGTCGACTTCGGCATCAACGCCATCAGCCGCAACAGCATCGTCTTTTTGCCCATGGCGTCGAAATGATCCGACCACGGACCGATGATCTTGCCTTCGCGGGTCTTGGCCATGGCGAACTTGTCTCGATGTTCCTCCATGTCCGCGACCGTCATCGGGTCGGTCAGCGAGTAACCGCCGTTGGCTAGACGCCCAACCGCGTAGAACAGGCGGGCATCTCCCCGTGGGCCGTCCAGGTTCGGGCGGTGCACCCATTTATCCTCGGCCGCACCGTATTCGACCTCGAACTGATCGTTGCTGTACACGATCCGCGAGTGCAGTGATGCGATCTGCTCGGAGCGGTGACCGAGCTCGACATAGCCCTTGTAGCCGATGATCAGTTGGGCCTTTTGGCCGCGAGTCTTGCTGTCCCAGAAGGGCAAAATCCACGCGTGGCCCAATGCGCCCACACCCGGACGCAAACCTAGCTGTGCGCATGTCATCGCCGACCCCAACACCGATACCGGGTCGCACTCCGCCAGCTTCGGAGTCTGCTTCACACACGTCATCACGTCGCGGATCAGCTGTACGGCTTCCACTCCTCGCGGCATGGCCCGCTGAAACTGCGTTTCCATCTTCGCGAGCTGGGTCTGTAGCGACTCTCCGCCGCCCTGCTGGGCGACCGACTGTTGTGCGCGTCGTGCCAGATCTCTTGCCATGGTGGTTATTTCCCTTTCGGTATGTAGATGGATGTGGATTGAAAACGCCGATATAGCTCGGGGTTTTCGGACTTGAGGAGGTCGCGGTCGACGACCTCGACCTTGTGGAGCCACAGGTCCGCGTCAGGCTCCTCAGCGCGGAATTCCTTCTCTCGGAACTGGCCTCGTTTGAGTGCTACCAACTTGTTGCCCACCTCATCTGTGAGCACGTCAGCGCCCTGCAGCAGCGCGGCTAACCGGTTCACCGCTTCTGCTTTGGCCACCTTCGACGCCTTCTCCTGCGCGAGGGCGCAGCGATAGGCCGAGACGGCATCGGCCACCGAGGCGGGGTCTTCTGCGATCAGCTCCACTCCCGGCTGCCGCGGCCAGCGTGCGGCGATGGCCTCCGCGGTTGCGTCCGAGCCGTCGATCGGCGGTGCGACATCGGGGATGATGTACGTCTCCCATAAGTGCTGCTCGGCCTGATTGATCGTCGCGATCAGGTCCTCGTCACGCGAGATGTACTCCCAGCGCAACCGGTTTCCACCCACCAGGCCTGCCACGTAAGCCCCGTCAGCGCCCGTGACCGCCATCCCGTGCTGCACCTGCAGTTCCGCGTGATCTGGCACCTGGTCTTCCCAGTCAGATGCCAGCCATGCCGATGCATTTTTGATCTCTACGAGGGCGTTGAGCGAGAGGATCAGACCGTCCGGGTTGTACAGCTGCCAGGGCCGCACCAGCGACCGAAGCGTCTTGCACTCAACGATTTCCACGTTGAGGCGGCGAGCCAGCTCCTCGCGGATCACGGGCTCCAGCAGCGTGCCCCACATCATCGCCTCGGTCTCGTCCTCCGGGCGGGCTCGGCCTGTCTTCTCCACCCACACGGAGAACGGCGAACCGTACTTGCCCATCCCGAGAACTGCTGAGCAGTCCGACGAACCGATACCAGTGCGCCGCAACTCAAGCCACTCGTCACGATCCTTGTAGTCACCAGCCAGCTCGGCATAGTTGACCCAAAAAGGGGTATCGGTCACTGGTAGCTCCTCATTTCCTCGAGAGCGTCGGTACGGTCACCGGCCATGCCGAGCGCTCCGCGTCGCGCGACATCTGCTGCGGCGCTCTCCATTTCCGTCATCGTGTGCGTAGCTGCCCGCCACTCCTCGGCCTCGTACTCGTACGCCATCACCGGTTCACCCCTGTCTCTTCTGATTGGTCGGCAGGGTCCGGGTAAAGCCGGAAACCCCACAGCAAGATCGATGCGGCGCAAAGCAACAGGGCGGCCGCAAACAGTTCGACGCAGAACATGACGAGTGCGCCCCACGCCACCAGCCCGAACACCCAGGCGGCGACCGCCAGTGCGCGCGTCATGACGCCAACACCGAGAGGCGAGCGCGGCTTTCTGCGATGGCGTCGACCCGGCGCTGCAACGCAACCGTGCCCTCGTCGGGATTGACGAACGCCGCGAGCGCCATCGCGATCTGCGCATACCTGGCCGGGTGCAGCTCTGCCAGCAGCCGAAGCTGCTCAAACACCCGGCGTGGATCGTCCTCACGAAGCCTTTCGACCAGATCGAGCGCATCCTCAGCCACACGATCGAGGTCGGTTTCGTACGACTGATCCACCCCTGGCCGCCTCACCGCACACCGCCGACTGCGCGGTTCACAATGCGGTCGTAGGTGTCCTCGGCCGTTGCGCGGGCCCGCATCCGAACCTCGTGCGCCGCCTTGATACTCGGGGCAATCGCGGATGCGCGAGCCATACGTTTGGTGAGCTCAAGAACCGATTCCGGGGTGAGAACCGCGCTCGCCGCCAGTCGGCCTCGTTCATCCTCGATAGTGGCCACCACGAATCCGGTCCGGGGGTCCACGCGCACATCAACCAACCCGTTCTCGATCTTCACGTTTCCAACAGGCACGTATGGGGTGTTCACCGGAGACCACCGTCCCGAAGATCTGCGACGGTCGGCCGGAACTTGTTGGCGCGGTGCTGCCCCCGGTACCGGCGCCCCCGCTTCGGCGGCAGGATGACCCCGCCAGGGACTGAAACCGCCTGGTGCAGCTTGAGCGCCGCCACCGTCGTGTCGTAATCGGCCGGTGTCCAAACCGGCTGCAGCGCCGTCACCGGACGACCACCGTTCCGGCCGGCAGCCAATCCGGCTCACCGGGAACCACGTTGTAGTCGAACACCAGGTACTTCTCGTAGCCCTGCGTGCTTTCCTGGCGGTAGTAGCCCTCGCTGCGAGTGCACGAGTAGTAGCCGCAGTAGGTGCTGCCCCGCACCCAGCCAGCGGCCGTCCAAATCCGGCGCTCCCGAATCCAACTGCCGTCAGGGCGTTTCGGGCCGTCGCAGATCGTTCGCAACTGGCTGCCGAACAGGCCCCAGCTCACTGTCTCGCAGCCGTCGTTCGGAGCGGCATGCGCGCGCTGGGCGTACCCGACCGCAGCCATTGCCAGCACCGCGCCCGTGAGCATCCCGATCAGAACGCGCCGCACTGGCGTGGCGCTCACTTCTCCACCGCCGCAACAAGACGCGCGATGATTGCGGCGTGAAATTCGAGCAGCTGGCGGGCGGCTTCCCGCGCCTTCTCGTCGCAACGTGGACCGGCAGCGTGCGCCGAGAATTCCGCACTCTGGGCCTTCTCGTCCCACAGGATCGTCAGCCATCCATCACCGGCAGGATGCGGCAACGCAACACCCACCTGACTCGGCCCCAGCGCCCGCTCGACGTACGCGACCAGAGCACCGTCCTCGCGTTCCTTGATCTCGTGGGTAGACTCCATGGTTGGCATTGGGTTCCTCTCTCCGTTGTGATCCATTGCCTGGCCCCGCTGTTCCAGCAGCGGGGCCTACTTCTTGGTGATGCGGTACTCATCCAGCAGGTCAGCGGCGACACATTCCGCGAATGCCTCGGCGACGGAGGAACTCAATCCACCCGGCCCAGCCAGGCTGGAGTAGACGTGCGACTCCAGGTCGGCGTGCGACACCTCCACGGGGCCGCCGCGCTGCTCAGCCAGCCGCTGACATACCGTTGCCGTGGAAGACGCTGCGCCACGCAGGAACTCGACAGCCAAGCCGAACACGATTCCCAGAGCGCTATCCGCGGCGGTCACAGCGACGCCGATCTGGCGCACTCACGCACCCGCAGATCCGCGACTTCGTCGGAAAGCTCCGCGACCCGCTCCTGCAGCGCGTCGCGCTCATCGCGCGCCGCGCACTCGGCGTCGGCGCAGTGCTTGAACTCGGTCGTCAACGCATCGATGAGCGCGCCGGACTGCCGCAGCAGTTGACCGAGATTCAGAATCAGCACCCGCTGATCACCGCTGTTGGCAGCGTTGTAGTAGGTACCGATCATTGAGATCAGCTCACCCGCGAGCTTCTTCGAATCCGGCTCGGCGTCCAACTTCTGCAGCAGCCGATCGCGATCGGCGCTCACGCGGTCGAGTGCCGCCAATGCTGCCTCGAGCGTTTCCGGGCGGGCGGTCATGCGTTCACCAGCCGTCGACGTGATCGCGCGGAGAGACCGAGCGCCAGCGGCGCCTCGGACTCGCTACCTTCCGCGGGCGCGACCACCTCCGTCTTGGCGTTAGTGAAGTGCGCGATCAGCGCATCAACTTGGGCTTTCGTGAAGCGCCACTCGCGGCCGACCCTGTAGCCCTCGATCTCGCCGCGATTCAGTCGGCGCCGCAACCAGCGCTCACCATCGGTCCATTCCTCGGGCAGGACGTCAGCCACAACCTGCGCCAGTGAGTAGGTCTCAATGCGCGCGCTCATACGACAGTCACCGCCCGCCGCGCCCGGATCTGCTTCGGCCGGGCCTTTGTCATCGGTTCGACGACGATCTGGCTCATGGGAATGCCGAACTTCTGGCACATGGCATCGATCAGCGTCGGCGTCGCCCGTCCCGCCCAGTTGCGGTCGAACGCGTCATAGACGGTCGATGATCCGACGCCAAGGAATCTCGCTAGTTCAGCGACAGTCTCAATGTTGTTGGTGGCCAAGGTGTTCCGCACACCCTGCGGCTGCCATTCCAGTCCGTAGCTCACGTCAGGAACAGTAGCATCGCATATCGGAATTCCGGCATTACATTCCGGAAATCCGGAATCGTGTCGCGTTCAGTCGGTACGTTTCCGCATGTCACGAAACTTTGACGGGTTCCGGAAATCCGGGATAGCATTCCGGTATGCCGAGAAGTGACCGCAGAGGACGTGACCTGAAAACGTTCCTGCAAGCCGAGATAGTCGGAAGCGACCTCACCGTCACCCAGGTCCACGAAGCAGCCGGACTGACCGCATGGCAATACCGCGGCGACAAGCGCACCCCCGGCCGGAAAGACGCTGACGACTTCCCGAACGCCGAAGAACTGCGACTCATCGCCGCCCATTACCAACTAGGCGACGAGGGCTACTTCAATCTGCTCGTAGAGTTCGGCATCACCGAGCCACAACCAGGCTTCCCCGGATTCACCGGGGGCTCCGTCAGCCCAAAAGCCCAGGGCCGCACGGAGACCAAGGCGCGGCCCGCCAAGAAGACCAAACGCACGCCAATCCACCCCGACACCTTCAGCCCTAATGCACCCGCCCCGTAAGTCGACCCTTCTCCAACCAGGAGTGAGCTGAGATTGCGGCGAACCCGAACCCGCACGAGCACGCAAAGAGCCACACCGGCAGCGAAGCCGCTGCAGTATCTTGCATCTCAGCAGGTAGGAACGTCGTTGCGATCCTGACCGCACACGCGGCCATGCCGAACCCTGCGGCCAGCATGTAAGACCCACATAGCCCACGGATCGCCGGCCGGTCCCGCCACATCGGTATCAGCGAGTAGATGCTGTAACCCAGCAGGTACATCAGTGTTCCGCAAAGCACGATCCAATAGGCGATGAGAGAAAGGTCCGCAACGACGCGAAAGAAGTCATCGTGGTAGATCTTGGCGCTGTTACCGATAGTGAACAACGCCAGCATGATCGGTAGACAGAGGGTCGCGGGCAGCTCCACGTGGAGCTTGAACCGCCGTTTCAACTGCTCCTGATCCAAACGGATTATCATGTGGTAGCAAAGCGCCGACGCTGCAACAACATAGCAATCGTGGCCGATCAGATCCTCAAGGTTCCAACACCCGGTTGGTGCGTGCAACCAAATCCCGAGTGTTCGAGATGCCAACGGGGACATAAGAAAAATCGCCGCACCCTGCAACGCGATGTTGAGGGTGGCGGCGACTTCCATACGGCGGGTCCAAGTCACGCGCCTGATCCACAGAGACCAACAGACCGTGACGAGGGTAAACGTGATTAGAGCAGCAGGCATCAGCGAAAACCTTTGTGAATTAAAGGAATTAGAAGTTAGACACACCCCGGAGTGAACAAAACGTTACACCCTGTCATCCGACCGAAACCCTTGAATTTAGGTAACGATCTGGTCTCAGCGGAGAGTCTTACTCATGAAATCGGCGACAGCCCTGCTACTGGCCCGATCGACGTCTCCGTATGTGTCAACAGTGATTTGGATATTCTCGTGGCCCAGATGACGGGACACCACGGTAATCGGAACACCTGCCAACAACAGCCATGAGGCACATGTGTGGCGTAGATCGTGCGGTGTTGGTTTCGGATTCAATTCTGAGCGCCCGATAGCCTTATCCCAGACGCGGCGCTTGTAACCGTGATACCGGATTGGCCCGCCATCACGATTCACGAACATCCATTCACTCGAAAAGTCCACTCGCGAGAGAATGTGATCAGGGACGTCGATTTCGCGCCGTGAGCGTTTCGTCTTCGGAGGACCGAGGTAGTACCCCTTGCCAGGCGAGTACTTCCACGCCTGACGAATCTTGACCGTTCCCTTGCGCTTGTCGATGTGTTCGGCTGGCTGCAAGGCTGTCGCCTCACTCCACCGGCATCCGGACGCGACGAGGAACTCCTGGAATTCGCGCCAGTATTCAGTGGTCGAGTCCTGCAAAAGGTCGAACTGCTCGTGTGTGAGCATCTGGATGTCGTGATCGTCGTCTTCATCGCCGCCCGCCCGTTTAAGCTTGCGGCCCGCAGCAGGGTTGCTGGGGATGCGTTTCGGCACGGCAGCGTTGAGCGCGCCAGACAGGAAGCCATACTTGTTGCGGAGCGTCTTCGCGCTGATCTTCCCCCCGCGTTTGGTCGGCGTCTCCTCCAGATTTTTGACCCATCGCGAGATGTCCTCTTCCGACAGTTCATCGAGAGGAATCTGCCCCAGCAAGGGAGCGATGTCATTCTCCAGGAAAGAGTTGTACTTGTAGATCGTGTACTCGTCGAGGCCCGTCAGGTGATCGATGTGGTGCTTTACCCACTCCGCCACCGTCATCTTGGCCTCATTGCGCTGCCGGGCGACCGGGCTCAGCTGATAGAGCTCGCATGCCCGCTGGTGCCCGTGAGCGGCGACTGCAGCCATGAATGCCTCGGCACTCGGACGGTCCTCCCACGTGATCGAAAGCTGCCGCCCCTCATGGCGATAGGTCACATCGAACACCTCGGCACCGCTGCGGAGGGTTCGGGTTCGAATGGACGCCAT